GGCAGCAGCAGCGTTGCACCGCGTTACGCCCTTGCAATGAAGTGATGCTGACACTCTTGATTGCCGCCATACCCTTGCCATATGTCGGCACATGCCCTTTGGGCTACTACCGCAGCGGTAGCTATTGCGTACCAAGTCCAGCTGGTGTAACAAGACCAGCAATTCAGCAAGAAGGTGTGAGCTGTCCTCTCGGCTATTACCGATCCAGCAACTACTGCGTACTGACGCGATGATGACCGAATTTTCACCCGCCACGGAAGACATCGTCGATGCTTTTGTCTGTGGCGGTGACACCACCCACGAGCGCCTTGCTGCTGCATTACGTGCTCTTGGTAGTCGCATCCATGGCGCCCCTGAAATTCGGGAGGCGATCTTTGACATTGCTTTTGAACTACACCCAATCCCAGGCGAATGACAACACACCAAACCATCCATACACTCCACACCATGTCCCGCTTTGGCGGCAACTTTGAGCGGCACCTTGCTGCTGCTTGCATCGTTGCCGATCCGATGAATCGCCAGCGTTTGTTGGATGCGTTCCCGGAGGTCGAAAGCAAGTACGGCCCCAGCTCGTCGTTCTATAGCGAGGACCTGGGGTGATGGACAAGCGCTACATCAAGCTGGAGCGCGGCAAGGATTGGACGTTATTCCAAGTCTGGAGCAACGTGGAAACCCACGTGCTACGTGGCCATGGGCAAGTCGCTGAAGCGCCAGGGCGATGCATGTCGCCCACCGCAGCGGCAAAGCTGGTTGTCCAAATGAAGAAGGATGGGTGGGTGGAGGCTTGACGCCTGGCTGTGTTGCTTGTATGATTCCTGGGTAGCACTTACCACTTACTATGAACCTCTTGATCCAGCGCAACGACGAGACCTGCCTCTGGTTGTCCAGTGGTGACATGGTGTCTTGCAGCTACGGCAGAACTGGTCGTGCTGCTATGAAGCTTTACTGCAGCGTGCCTACTGACGTGGCTCGCACCCAGATCCAAGCGCATTTGAGCAAAGGTTGGGAGATCGTCAGCGGCAGGCCTTCTTAGCCAAAGTTGGCGAATTCGCCGTGAAGCACTGCCGCAGCCTTGCAGTAGGCGAGGTGAGCTTCGTAGTCGGTGTTGAAGCAGCCCAGGTGTATGCTGTGGCCGTCAACCCTGATTTGGGATTGCCATTTGCCAGTCCGTGCGTGCCAAGACGCTCCCTTGTGTTGTGATGTCGTCCCTTTCCTCTTCCTTGTGTTTTTGGCATTTTCACCTGGCGTGGCTAGTCGCAGGTTTGCAATTCTGTTGTCTGATGGGTCGCCATTTGTATGGTCTATCTGCAGTGCTGCGGGGTCTTGCTTTGTGTGTAAATACCAAGCAATGCGATGCGCTGCGTAAGTTTTGTGATTGTATCGAATTTCCACATATCCTCTGTTATTGATATGTCCAGCCTCGTCGCCTGCTTTTGTTTTTCTTGGTCGGTCTATCCGCCAAAAGAATTTTCCAGTGTGCGGTTCGTAGCGCAACACTTGCTCAAGCCCTTCAAGAGGGCGTAGGATGCCAGTCATCAGCTCAGTTGGATTGGGTTGATCACGCCTCAGGACGTTGGTTCGTCGCTGGGGCACAAAAATCTTACCGCAAGTGTCAGGAAATACGGCAAATTGGTTTTTTATTGCGCGAGGGGCTGCGGGTATCGGGTTTTTCTAAAGGGCTGCGGCATGTTGGTTTTTACCGCGATCCCGAGGGAGCCGCATGGAGTCGGTTTTTATAAAGGGTTTTTACTCATACACGGGCAGGGGCTTTTACACGCCCCATAGGGCACCCGGCCCCGCGCCCACGGGGGCCCGGGGGTGTAGTACAGGTGTACTGTTTGTATAAAGATATAAACAATTGTAAAATATAAAGAATAACAAACTCGCAAAGTGTAAAGAATAGCGAACTTGCAAAGTGAAAAGAATAGCGAACTCGCAAAGTGAAAAGAATTGCAAACTTGCAAAGTGGAAAGAATAGAAAACCGCGCACCGCTTCCAGGTGCACGCCCTGCTGCTTCCAGGTGCGCACCGCTTCCAGGTGCACGCCCTGCTGCTTCCAGGTGCGCACCGCTTCCAGGTGCACCTCCCATAGGCTGAGCTAATGGCAAGAGGTTAAAACGGCCACCTATAAGCCTGGGCCCTTATCGGTCGCCTGTCTAGCCTCTCTTGATCGCTGCTCCTTATCGCAGCTGTTCTGACACTGGTCTCTGGCTCATGAGCCGATAAGATCTCTGACATGAGCCCTGATGGCTCTGCTCTTATCTCTTATCTCTTGTTCCTGTCATGCGCTTCCTCATCTCTGAGCCAGCCTTCGTCCTCTCTGAGCGGTTCTCTGTTTTTGTCTGGCGTGGCATCTCCCGGGGCTGGGAGCCCGCGTCTTCTCTCCGCTCTCGCTCTGACGCGGAGCGGTTCTGCTCTCTTCTTAAGAAGGTCAGGGGGGATCAGAACGTCTACAAAGTGGAGGCCTTCTCCTAGTTCTCCTCTCGTCTCTCCGTTCTCTCGCTCTCTCGCTCTCTTCTCATGCGCTCCCGCTCTCGCTCTTACGTTCTGGCTCTGGCTCTCGCTCTACTGGGAGGAGCTGCTGCTCTGCAGCTCTCCTCCTACGGGGGCCGCATCCTCCGAGCTCCGTCTGCTGCTGCTGCTGCTCCTCTCGCTGCTCCCTTCGCTCTGCTCACTGTTTTGTCTGCTGCTGCTCTGACTCTCTCCGCTGCTGCTCTCTGTGATGAGCGGACTCTCTGAGCCGCTCTCTCCTCTCTCCTTATCTCCTACCTCGTATCTCCTATGGCTACCTTCTCCGCTGCTGCTGATCTCCTCTCCTCCTCCTTTGAGAAGAGAACCAGAGAGGACGGCTCCTCCTACTGGGCTCTCTGCTCTGGCTCTCCAGAGTGGCTCCGTTCTGCTGTCATGCTCGCTCATGAGGACGAGATGCCCAATGACTCTCGCTATGAGCTGATCCGAGCTGCTGCTCTGGCTCTCTCTGAGAGCTCGTTCTCAGATGAGGAGGACGCTAGAGACGCTCTCTACGAGCTCTCCTTGGATCTCTGCTCTCTCTCCTCGTATGAGCTGCTGCAGTGGTTCTCTGCCAATCTCTCCAGACTCTCGGATTGTGATGAGGCTCTGGAGGAGACAGACTTCCAGGTAGGGAGCGTGTCTGACGCTCTGGGGCTGGGATACCGCAGAGCAGCAGAGAGCGTCCTCTCTGTGCTGATCTCAGAGATTGAAGAGAACCGCTCCTCTCTCTTCAATCCAGACACCGACTCTCGTCTGCTCCTCTCTGACTCTCACGGTGTCTACATTCCGCAGCTCTACTGTCAGGGCATCTCGAAGTCAGAGGCTAAGGAGCTTTGCATGGATTGGTGGGCGGTTGAGACCTGCCAGCAGGGCCCAGATGAGGAGTTCTACTGGGAGGCCTGGCAGAGCATTCTGGACTCTGCAGAGATCAGAGAGCCTGCGACTCTTAAGGAGGAGGAGACCGTCTGGCGTCTCATCCAGAACGGAGACCTTTGGCAGGTCCGCTCTGATGTGGAGATCCCGGAGCAGTGGTTCTGATGAGGCTTTCCACATCCGAGCTCCCATACGTTCTCTGGGCTCTGGAGCTCTCTCTAGCTCACTGTGAGCCAGACGAGGAGGAGGCTCTCTCCTCTCTCCTCTCTCGTCTGCAGGCTCTCTCTCCGTTCTCTCCGTTCTGCTGCTCCTCGCAGTGGAGGAGCTCCGTCCTCTCTTCTCTCTCCTCATGACTCTCTCCGTTCTCTCTCCGTCCTCCTCCTCTCTCTCTGTCATGCTCTCCTCCTCTCGTCTGCTGCAGAACGTCAGGGCCCTCTCTGAGCTCTCTGGCTCGTTCTATTTCTACGAACCTAGGGAGCATCTCCGCTCTGGAGAGCCGGGCTCTCCTCTCGTCTGGCAGAGCGTCTCTCCTAACGAGGAGGACTCTCTCTGCTGGAGCTGTCTAGATCACTACTCTCTGCAGCTCTGCTCCTCTCTTCAGGGCTCCTACGGGCTCTCTCCAGAGGAGGCAATCTCTCGCATCTCTGAAAAGAGGCTCTGGCAGAGCATGAGCCTCCTCTGGGTCTCTGACTATTGCCAGAGCGGAGACTATGGCGGCTCTGTACATTATCTCTCTAACGCTAGGGAGCTCCTAGCCTCGTTCTCCTCGCCAGAGTGTAGAGAGCTTATAGGCTCTTACTCTTCTCACGGTGTAGCAATAGATCCTCGCTATCTCTCGGAGGAGCTCCTAGAGAGCCTGGAGAGCCTGGAGAGCTACCCGATCCTCAATGAGGAAGCTCTAGGAGAGCTAGAGCTAGAGCTCCAGGGAGAAGCATGGGAGAATTATCTCCGCTCTGACTTCTCCAGGTCTCTAGAACGTCTGCTCTGTGATCTCCTCTCTGCTCATTATGAAGACGGAGACGAGGACAGAGCAGAGCAGAGCGTAGAGAGCCTCTCAGAGGAGCAGCTCTGGGAGCTCTTCTCTAGAACTGCAGACGAGAACGGGATCTACTGGGAGAGCCAGCACAATGACTCATGGATTGACGTAGATAAGGTGGCTCAGAGCCTCTCAGAGGAGCAGCTCCTCTCTCTCCTCCTCCCAGAGGAGAGCGTCTCTCGCTAGATCTAATGAGCGGCAATCCAGATAGGAGGCCCGGCCAATTGGCCGGGCATTTTTTTGCCCTCGCGCGGAGAGTTTGGCCCCAGTTCATTACATTTAAGCGCCACACCTGGGTCCCTCCCAGCCCCCCAGCCGCTAGGGTTTTCGAGTCGCTCCAGTAGGCTAGGCACAGCCCCCAAAAGTAGGTTGCCTAAATATAAACAATTCTTCCCCCTCCCCAAAAAAGCGGGACACTGTAGCACAGTCATCCAATTTCAATGTAGTATTTGTGTATGCCAATGATCACTAGAGCCGAAGCCGCGAAAGCGCTTGGCGTCAGTAAGCAAGCCGTTTACAAGGCAGTCACGGAGGGACGCCTGACCTCCAAGAACTGCGTCGATGGTCAGATCCGTGTGAACAGTGAGACCATGTACGACGAATGGACGCGCAACAGCCAGTCGCGTATTGGAGTCGGACCCAAGTCACCAGGAGAGACAGTGGACAAGCCAGCACTGCGTAGCCGTGAGGAGCGGGTGTCACCTCGGATCACCAAGACCAGCGAAGCGGTCCCCGACTACAACGAGAGCAGGGCAAGGACTGAGCACCTCAAGGCAGAGCTGCTGGAGCTGGAGCGCAAGCAGAAGGAGGGGCTGCTGGTGCCTGCCGCCGATGTCGAAGCGAAGTGGGTCGAGATTGTGGTGATGGCCAGGACAAAGATTTTGGGCATCCCGACAAAAGCAAAGCAGCGCATCCCTGATTTGGACGTGGATGCCATTGGGGTGCTGGATGCGATTGTGCGTGAAACGCTGGAAGAACTGGCCGAGCAAGCACCGGAGGACGATGAGTAACATCACAAGGGTTGAAAAAGCAACGTTGCTGGCATTTAAACCGCCAAAACGGTTGAGTTTGAGTGAATGGGCTGACAATTATGCGTATTTAAGTGCAGAAAGCAGCGCAGAAGGCGGAAGATGGCACACTTTGCCGTATCAAAAAGGGATTATGGATGCAATAACTGATCCAAGGGTAGAGCAGATCACGGTGATGAAATCCGCCCGCGTGGGTTACAGCAAGATCCTGAATCACGTTGCCGCCTATCACATTCATCAGGATCCGTGTCCCTTGATGATTGTCCAACCGACCATTGAGGATGCGCAGGGTTACTCCAAGGAAGAGATCGCGCCGATGCTGCGTGATACGCCGTGTCTGGCTGGTTTGGTGACCGAGGCAAAGGCAAAGGATGGAGCAAACACGATCTTGCAGAAGCAGTTCCCTGGGGGTTCGCTGAGCTTGGTGGGTGCCAACAGCCCGCGTGGCTTCAGACGTGTGAGCAGGCGGGTGGTGTTATTTGACGAGGTAGATGGTTACCCGCCTTCAGCTGGTACCGAGGGTGACCAGATCAAGTTGGGCATCAGGCGAACGGAGTATTACTGGAACCGCAAGATCGTGGCCGGCTCAACGCCGACAATCAAAGACTTCAGCCGTGTGGAGCGGATGTTCCAGCAGGGCGACCAGCGCAGGTATTTCGTGCCATGCCCCGACTGCGAACACATGCAGTATTTGCAATGGGCAAATATCAAGTGGCGTGATGGCGACCCTGATACGGCGAGCTACTGCTGCGAGAAGTGTGGGGTATGGATTCCGCATACGAAGAAGCGGTGGATGGTGGAACGCGGCGAATGGCGGCCTACAGCGCCGGGCAATGGCAAGCATCTGTCATTTCACATTTGGGCGGCTTATAGCTACAGCCCAAATGCGATGTGGCCCAATTTGGTGGAGGAATTCTTAGAGGCGAAGAATGATGCAGAGCAATTAAAAACTTTTGTAAACACGGTGTTGGGTGAGACGTGGGAAGACGAGTACGCAAGCAAGATCGGCGCTGATGCATTGGCAGAGCGTGCAGGCAAGGAGACCTACAAACAAGGTGTGGCACCTGTTGAGGTGTTGGCATTAACGATTGGCTGCGACGTGCAGCACGACAGGTTGAGCCTGAGTGTGTGGGGATGGGGCAGGGAGGAAGAAGGATGGCTGGTGGACCGGATCAAGTTGTATGGCGACCCAACACGGCCTGAGGTGTGGAACCAGTTGGATCAAGTGCTTCAAACGCCGTACAAGGCAGAAGACGGTTCAGAGCGGCGTGTGCTGTGTTGCGCGATTGACTCAGGCTTCAACGCTCATGTGGTGTATCAATACGCCAAAGAGCGGCAACAGCTTGGGGTGATTGCGGTGAAGGGTATGTCGCAGAAAGGCAAGCCGCCAATTGGCAAGGCGACCAAGGTTGATGTGAACAGCCAGGGTAAGACCATCAAAAAAGGAGCGCAGGTCTTTCCTGTTGGTGGTGACACGGTGAAGTCACTGTTGTTCGCAAGGTTGCGACATAACGATCCCGGCGCTGGGTATCTGCATTTCTTTCCGACGACGCCAGGCGATTACTTCGAGGAGCTGACTGCTGAGAAGCAGGTGATGCGATTCAAGAATGGCTTCCCTGAGCGCCATTGGGTGAAGCGCCCTAATGCAGCCAATGAAGCGGTGGACGAGTTGGTGTATGGCTATGCAGCGCTGCATCGGCTGTACATGGTGTATGACAAGCGAACGCTGTGGGACCAGATGGAGCGGAAGCTGGAGTCTGCGCAGGGCGTCGAGGAGAAGCGCAATAAGGTGGCACCACCACGCAGGAAGAGTTTTGTTAGTCAGTGGTAAGCGGGTTTAGACTGCAGGACATGAAGATTCCGCAATCAGCACGGAACGGTGACACCGTGATTTGGCTCGATGAGCCAACGGTGGATGTTTTCGGCCAAGCGATTGATGCTACAAATCACACGCTCGTGTATTACTTGCGTGCGAATGCCAGCGCAGCGGCGGAAACTTTGACCGCGACAGCCCAGGGTAGTGAGTGGCGATTCACCTGGGTGGTGAATGAAACGGTCACAGCGCCGACCACCTATTACTGGCAAGCAGTTGCCACCAAGATCAGCGACTCCAGTAATACAACGCTGGGAAGCGGCTCACTGACACTGGAGCCAAGCCTTGCTTATACGGGTACGGCTACCGCTTATGACGGTCGCAGCCAGGCTGAGAAGGATCTAGAGGCCGTACAGAGTGCGATCAGGACGCTGCTTGCTGGTGGTAGCACCAAGGAGTACCGGATTGGTAATCGCAGCATCAAACGATATGACCTGGCCGAGCTGTTGCAGCTTGAAGGTAAGTTGAAGGCTGATGTGGCTCGTGAAAAGCAAGCTGAGATGATTGCCAATGGTTTAGGCAATCCACGGAATATGTTCGTTCGATTCAACGCTTGATCATGGGCTTCCGCGACCGCATCAGTCATGCTCTTGGTTTTGGCAAGTCCAAGGCCGCGCCTTTGGCACAGGCGGCACCACGCAAGCTAAAGCGGACGTATCAAGGCGCAATTATCAGCCGACTGACTGCTGACTGGTTGGCAACGCAAACCAGCGCGGACGCGGAGATTCGCACCAGTCTGCGGAAGTTGCGGGATCGTTCCCGCGAGATGGTGCGGAACAATCCATATGCAAAGCAAGCGAAGCGCACAACCCAGATCAACGTTGTAGGCACTGGGGTAGCACTGCAGGCGCAGGTGATGCTGCTGCGCGGTAATCGTCGTGACGAGCGAATCAACAAGCTGATTGAGGGCAAGTGGAAAACGTGGTGCCGTAAGGAGCATTGCGATGTAGCTGGGCGGTATAGCTTCCACGATTTGGAGTGGCTTGCAACTGGAGCGCTGCCTGAGAGCGGGGAAGCACTGTTTCGGATTGTGCGGCGTTCATTTGGTGGGTCAAGCGTGCCGCTGGCGTTGCAGATTCTTGAGTCCGACATGCTTGATGAGGAATATCAAGGCGGAACGCTTGCTGCGGGTAATGAGTGGCGCAATGGCGTTGAAGTGAATGAATGGGG